AGTATAGTTTTGTCGCTGTTTTTTCCATTGCCTCTGGAGTACTCAAATCAGCATCGGCCAGAGTCTCTCTACGGAACTTCTTACCAGCAGCCTCATCCGCAATCTGCGGAAGCTCACCGAGCCAATCGAAGCTCACATTCGGGAATTTATAGGCCATGATTACACCTTACCCAAATAGTCCTGCGCCAGTCGCAAGCTTCGCACCACCACCAAGCAGGTTCCAGAAGTTCTGTGCTCCGCCAGTCGTGGCTGCTGCCTGTTGCTGATACGTGTCAGCATAGGGCTTGGCCAACTGACCAGCAAATCCGCTCTGCGTACCATAGATATTTCCGTACAGATTGGCTGCCTGCTGGCCGGTACCACTATAGACACCAGACTGTGCCAGCCCGCCCTGTGATGCAAGATTGGCCAAAGTATTACCAGCGCCGCCGTAGATACCTGCAGCCTGCTGGCCGGTGCCACTGTACAGATCAGACAGTCGACCCCCTGTTCCGGTGTAGATATTAGCCCCGCTCGTGCCACCTGTAAGACCAGCCTGGGCTATACCCCCAGCCGCTTGACCAAGTGCCCCACCAGCGAGTCCGGCATAGCCCTGTTCGCGGGCCGAGACAGCCTGTCGCCACTTTTCATACTCCTGATTGGCAAGTCCCTGTCCATACGTCTGTGCCTCTTGCAGGGCGTTACCGCCTGCAGCCATCCCGCCCGCGTTAGCGTTTCTTGCAATAGAGTTAAGTCCCTGATCCAGTGCAAACTGATATCCTGGCGAGGCCTGAAAGGCTCCTACCGCATTGTTATAGCCCTCTTGACCGTTGAGTCCAAGTGCTCCCGCCGCGGTTGGCGCCGCCTGTCCCCACTGCTGAGCAAACTGTCCGCCGAGTTGAGACACAGGAGCATATGCCCCAGTTGCTTGATTAACACCACTCTGTAGGGCTGCAAGCCCCCCGGTCTGGCCCGCACCTAGGGCCTCAGCTCCTTGTACCTGACCTCCGTACAATGAGTTGAGTGCTGGCGCTGTTGATCCAATTATATCAGTCCGAGCCTGATTAAAGGCCGGTTGAATGGCCCCTAGGGCACCAGTTTGTCCACTCTGAAGGGCTGCGAGGCCCCCAGTTTGAGCGGCCTGTGCCTGTTGAGTGTTCTGTGCCTGTTGTTGCTGAAAGTACAGTCGCTGCTGCTCTGCGGCTTTTGCCTGAGCGTCGCCCGTAAAGATTGAAAATGGATCAAAGGCCATAGCTATCTCCTAGAGATGTCCTTTAGGTGACCGTCCAGGTCCCCTCATGAGACTTGGCAACCCACTCGGTCGTACTGACTGCTTCGATTTCGACGCAGTCTCCGATCGTGCTGGCCGAGATGTTACCTGACGCCGCCGAGACAGAGCCCGCAATGCGGATCGTGGTGCTGGCTGGTGCGTCAACCGTCAGAGACTGTGCTGCCAGGACACAGAACGAATACCGCAGACCGACAAGGGCCGCTGTGACGACCGGAAGACTGAAGACCACCGCGCCACCTGCGCCCGCATTGTCGAACTGCATCCCACAGTCTCGAACTCTCACGGTATAGTCAGACGTCTTTGTCAATCGACAGTCACCGGTCATGAATGTGAACAGGTATGGGGCCTGCTTGATCGTTGAGCCGGTGTAATTTGTGGCTGGCGCTCCGACCAGAACACTATCGTTGGTATCGACTGACTTGATGACCGTGATGTAGCCGCCATTGCCACTATCGAAGACAACGCCGGCATAGCGGGGGAAAACCCCAGTGACAACGTACTCCACGTCGCCGTCGCCGTTGTCGAGAATGATCCCGAGCCCAGGAAAAAACAGCGAGATGTCGGACACATGAACGACGTTAGAGGTGGACCTGTACTCCCAATCTACCGTCAGGCTCTGGCCATAACTGTAAAAGTTGTGGCGAGAGCGGGCAAACAGCAGGGCCGAGGCCCCTTGATCCCATTCGGAGACACTATATGTCGCCTCTCCGTGCAAGAGAGGATACGTCCCGACCGTAGGCAGCGTCCCGGCTAGCTGTTCGACCATCGCAGGCGTAATCTTCGGCGTGACCCATGGCGCGGGCCTGTAGCCCAGATGTGGACACGCGCCGTCCCCAAAGCGCCTCCACCTCGTTGCATCGAATACAGTACGATCCATCGTCGGCAGAGGGCCACGAGTATCGTACCAACCGGTTGGCCACAAGATGGCAGCGCCGTGCCCGTAGGTGCTCGATGTATGGTTGTTGTCCGTGATCTGAGCCGACGATGCGGAGGGGCCAACACGTCCCATGAGGGTCCGCACGACCAATCCCATCGGAGGGGGCGTGTCAAACTCGACGTACACTTGGTCGGCGTTGACATCAATGGTAGCGCCTTGCAGGTCCGTATTCTTGAAAGATACCTTCCGCTGCTCGGAGCCACCCACAAACACGAACGGATGCGCCCTCTGGCACAGACGCTGTGCCAAGTTGCCAGTTCCATTGAGCGTCGTTTCGTAATTGAAGAAAATGTCTTCGAACGTACTGGTCTGATCACCAGAAAAACCGGTGCTGTCATAATAAAAAGTTGTCGTTGCGTTGGGGTTTTCTATGTGTAGCCCCCTAACGTGAAAACCAGATCCAAAGAACACGACGGCAGCTTCCGCTGCATACAATATAGTTGCTGCCTCCAGTTCTGCCGCAAACTCAGCGCTAGGGTTACCAGACAAACGGTTTAGGTTACGAGCGAAGACTTGCCCGACCTGCGCCGTCAATGTTAAAGTGCCAGGTGTCCAAGAGATAATATCTAATGGAACTGGACCGAAGTGATCTGTATCGAGGACAAATCGGTCCCACCTGCCACTGTCAAGGTCAGGCTGTGCACTGGTCAGGACTATAGTCAGCAGAGTGTCCAGATTAGGACCGCCGTCATCGGTCGCAACCACGCTGGAAATTGCCGGTGTCCCAGACGACATACCAGCGGCTGAAAAATTACCTCCAATGATGTGGACTGCCTTGGAGACAGTTGACAAGACCGAATACTTGCAAAAATTAGTTCGACAGTTAATGATGCTATTTATATAATTTTGCGTTCCGAGGAAATCAAAAGCTTTGTAACAATAGCCAACGTTACAATCAATGAAAGTGTTGCTGTCGCCGAGGATACCGGTATTGAGCCCTACAGCAAATCCCCGGTAAAACCCACCAAAGACCGTACATCCTTGCACCAGAGTATGCGACGCCCCACCGCTGCCACCGGCGATAGCAAAGCCTGCTCCATTCTGGTTCCCTGTTGGGCTCTGTGCAGATGGACCATGGACCATAAGCCCGTAGAGCTGCATATGCTGCCCTGGCCCGCTCCAAACAGCAGCGAAGTCGAGACCGGTGGGTTGTATTACAGACCCGCGAACGTGAGTACTTGGAGTGCCTACATTCAAACCGTCGAAATCGCCGACCAAGGCCAAAGAAAATGTGAACTCTGTCGGCGTGTCGCTTGCCGAGGGAAGCCACCAAGCTGCGTCCGTCCCCGGTGTACGGTTGGTATTGCTATTCTGTTGCGAAGTCCAACGAACGCCGTTCCACTTGATAACATTGCCTATCGCATAGGTGGTCGCTGATGACCAGAGCGTTGCGGTCCCGCGTAGGTTATTCGGCGCATCGAGATAGATTGGGTAGTTCGTTACATACGTGCCAGACGGCATGTATGTCACTCGTTTCCTCTCACTGAAGGCTGTGTCAATCGCCTGTTGGATGGCACACCAGTCGACTTGAGGATTGAGGTCGTTAACGAACGGATAGACCACCTGCGCTTCAGCGAGGCTTAGATAGATTGACCATAGCGGGTGCGATGAGCCATCGCCGACGGCGCCAAAGTCCATCACGTTGACCCAGCCTGGCGTCTCGATTCCTACTGGCGATACAGCGGCCGTTGCAAGCTCGCTGAACTCAGATATCCATCTATACCATTCAGGCGTCCATCTTTGACGATTATCAACAACCCTGGAATGCGGATCGAGCGGTGGGAAGGTCATCCTGAAAATCCTCTTTGCTCTACCTCGATAACACCACCTGATAGCCCGACATGAACTGGATCAGAGACTCTTAGACGATATCGTACTCCCTGACCCTTCGACAATCCGCCGCTAAGAATATATGGATGAGAATTAGTTTGTCCGGGACCGCCAAGGCGACGGATTACTGGATCCCCATAGTGGTATCCGCCGTCGAGTGACCAAGAGATCTCGATCTTTGGATCTTCGACACCGGCAAAGTTTCCGACGCCAGTAGTACAGTTAAAACTCGCTCTCGGCACTACCATTCCCCTTGGAAAGCTAGAAAGCACTCCGCTCTCTACATGCCATATAAGCGGGTCGGAGCCCTCGAGAAAGTAACTTCCACTGATTTCATACAGCTCACCGGAATACTCATCTCCGATGAGCCAGCGATCGAACATCCGTATAGTTTTCATGCCTTTCCAGTTGTCTCGATTGTAGGACTTGCGCTCATTCCACTCGCCAGTGGAGAGATTGTACTCCCAGGTCCACCGATCGTGGCAACTGAGCACCCAAAAGGCGTTCTTATTATACATATAAACAAACGCCTCTATCAAACTTCGATCCCCGGCGAGCACTGCTGCTTGAATATCTCTACTAACATCATCGCTAGATATCGGTACTGGCGTATATCCTTCAAGTTTATACACAATAAAGTCATCTCCTGCCCACAAAAGCTCGTTCGCCCAGCCGGTCTCCCATCCTGCTATAGCGTGGGTTCCCGCGATCCCCCGAGGAATAACAACCTCGCGCGCGAACGGAAAGGGACTTGTCCCTGCATCGCGATAGACTCCTGTCCATTTATCTCCGAAGGCATAGAGTCTACCAGAGTGGCGGACCACACGACGAATGAACAGTCCTTGCTCGGTGTTGAACGAGAGAGCTGATACAGCCACTGAGTTGAGATCTGAAGCGAAGATCCTACCGTCTCCATAAGAGAAGACAAAATATCCATCAAAGTCACACACGCTCGTAGGACTCGCCGGAAGGTCACTATCAGCAAAGGCTGTCGGCACTGAACCGCTGAACAGATTGAAGGCGCCAGTACTGGTAACCACGACGTTATTTGGAGTAGCTGCGTTATTACGAGCAACTGTAACAGGCTCAGTGCCACTAAGCGCTCCAACATCAGTCACTGTAAAGGCCGAATTAAACTTTACAACTCTGTTATTCAGTATCCAAAGAGCCTCAGTACCGATGTCGAGAAAACCCCTCGTATGAATACTTGGATCAGCTGCCGTTGCCACCCGAACAAGTCCCGACGACCGCCGAATAATAATCTGCGACGGTGCACCCACCTGGGTCTTTTCAGCATAGGCATTTATGAGCCTTCCACCAGACTCTTGCGGGCGCGTACCAGGGGCGCTCGACGGTGGAAAGACTATGTTCACAGGCATTAGAAGTACTCCGCCTCCTGAACATTATAGCTTGGACGACTTGAAGTGAGTCGCTTTAGCTGTATCTCATAGTACTCTTTGAGTCTCGGATCGAAGCCACTTCCACCAAGCGCAGCACACATATTGGCCAACAGTCCAACGAGCGCGTCGAACCACTCAGCTGGAATGAAGTTGTCATTTACAACCTCACAGATACCATCCGCGGCAAGCTGCATGAACAGTGGATCAACGTTGAGATCGAGTCTCTCTGAGTACTCGGCCTCAAGACTCTGGCCCGTGCCAACAATCTTGAGACGCTCCGCCGCCTCACGAATCAGTTCGGTTCGAGTCTTAGTAGTGTCCATTAGGCAGTCTCCAGATCGAGACAGATAGCCAGTCGTGTGATCGTGGCCACACTGTCCACATTGAAACGTAGAATATCACCTGCCGCGACATCCACAGTCCATCCCGTTAAGGTACTATCCTCTGATTTAGTGCCTGAGGATATTGTAGGCTTTGCAGAGGCGGTGATAGTGTCATCGACAGTCGGTGGATAGTTGGCGTAGGTGTCCTTCCAGATATCTATGACAATGCTGCCAGACTGATCCGCCAGCAGAGTGGCCTTCCTGATAGTGCCGGCGAAAGGAACCAGAAAATCTGCCTTGATGCCAGTTGTAAGTACAGAACCGGCATTAAAGAGTTGAACGTTGACAAACCTTAACCGCTGATTGGCAGTCAGTTCAAGATTACCAACACCAGTAAATCCGAGCCCGCCGCTGACAGCTATCTGCTCCACCGCACCACTACCAACCGTGTCACGGCCAAGCAGTCTATCTGTACCGATATTGGCTAGGGCTGTAAGCGGAATACCAGACATAGTCATGGCAAAGGTGTATGTCAGACCGCTCTTAGTAATAGTTATCCCTGTCCCTGCGACAACTCTCGCGGGGAACCTAGGGAGTATCCGAGCCCGCAGACTCGGCTGTGTCGATGAGAAAGGCATTACGAAGTCTTTCTATGCGGCTTCGCAGCCGTCCGCAGGGGCTCTACTGTATATGGCTCTTTGTCTGGATTTTTTTCGGTTTCCGCTGGTGCCTTCGGCGGCGCCAGAATTCCTTTTGTCGGGTGCACGGGCTCACCTGGCTTCGGGACAGGCCCCTGTGCGGATTGCTGTGAGGGCGGAACATGAGTTTCGTTGTCGTCCATCTCTAGTCTCCTTTTACTCTGCTGCTTCAGATGGTGCATTAAACAGATGATCTGTTACGAGCTGCTCCCAGGCCTCGATGATGTGCTTGGCGTTGTCACGCTTCCAAATGATACGCTGCGTTGGTAGCGACCAAGGGAACTGCGCATGATGAACTCCATGCCACTGTTGCCAGAACTGTGGTGTCTCCGGAAAGAACGGTGACATGAAATCAGTCTCGACAAACATTAGCCAGGGTCGAGACCCATGCAATGCGAGCATCCACGGACCATTGGAGACAAACAGATTACATTTGGCCGCTTCGTAAAGCGCCAGCCTCATATGAACATCCAGAGACGCAGGAGAGCAGATTCTGTGCCCGGTTATACGTTCCTGAGCATGATCCGTATCTCGGATAAAGATAACTCGTTCGCCCTTATTCTGAAGATAATCGGCGACCTTAAGCCACTCGTCTACATTGGAGTTTCGGAACTCCCATTTCCCTTTTACTTCTCGGAGTGTGATAGTGATTGGTTCTCGCTTGTCATCTGAGGAGTATAAAAACCTCTCGATCGCCGCTATGGCACTCTGAGATGGCTTAAGTAACGGGACTTCTTCACCCTTGTTAGCAAGCTCAACAATAGGCCGAATAGTGTATTTTTCAATCGCCGGAGCTGTATTAGAGTCTGCATCAGCAACAGCCCCGACAAAGCTAAGTGAGGGAAAGATCACGTTTTTATAGAATCTTGCTCGCTCGCGCTCGTGCAGAGTCTTCTCTTCTGGCGTATCAATCATCCTGAAGCCGACCTTGAGTGGCGCGGGCGCGCCCTCTCGCCTTCGGTTCATCTCCGCCAGTACTAGCCACGCGATCCAGTCATAGCAAGCAGGAGCCTTGCTAATGTCGTAGCAAATACGATCAGCCGCGTTAACATTGTCGGCCTGGAATGGCTCTTCGTGCCGCCCGTGAGCACGCGCCAGCAGCTGATACTTTGCTGTATCCATCCCCCAATTAGCGGCGAACGCCAGTTCCAGTGATCCTGCATAGTCCGATACGACGTGCTTGAGATTCTCACAGGCCACCACCGCCACAAAGGCGATCTGTCCATGCGATTTCGCTCGCTCAAGCCACCGCTCAAGCAACAGAATACACTCAGTATTACCAGTAGCTCTACGAATCGGCTCGCCAAGAGGACGCATGTAGTTCTCCCTTAAAGAGGCCGGGGAGAGACCATCTCCCCGGCCAAGTTGGGCGTTAACGGTTAGGTGCGTAGACGACTACCACATCAAGCGATCCGGTAGTTGCAGTGCCGGTCCAGGTTGCGGTGATCGTAGTATCAACGGTGCGAGCACGTCCAGTTGCCGTTGCCAACTCATCGACGGCTACGAAGCCGCCGGTAGTGAGTGGGATCGCCAGGGCACTAGCGTAGGCATTGGCGTCCGAGGTACTCAGACTGTCAGCGGCATAGCCAATGTCGATAACGTTGGTAGTGCCGGTGAAGTCTGCGCTGGCGTAGATGCCACTGAGTCCAGCAACCACAATAGCTCCAGCAGGCAACACGCCGACAGTTACCACAGTACCAGTCGGCACTGAGGCAACATTGATTGCCTTTCGCAGGTAGTGCAACAGTTGATAGCTGGCGTCCCGAGCAGGAGTTGTAGAGTTAAGAGAGGTTGTCATTGTCGTTTCTCCTTAGTCGGCCGCCGAGGCAAAGAACCCGGTAGCGACACCCCACTGTTTAAGTGCGGTGCTAGTATTCGGATGCTTCTTGAACATCTTTGCCACGCCGTAGGCCATCTCGATGCCAGTGCCAGTGATGAAGCCATAGTCGTCCTCTTTACGGAACGTAGGCTTTGCCATCTGGCCCCATGCGAAGACCGCAGCCTGCTGACCGAGCAGGAACACAGGCTCCACTCGCGCCGTCGTAGTACCCGCTGTCAAGAGGGTCGTCCAGACGTTGGTCACGAACCGAGAGATCTCAGGCACCTGCCTTACAATCACTCCATCGTAGATCTGGTCACCATCTTGGAAGATCGGGTTCTTGGAGACGCCATTGTTCTCGCGAGGCCTGGCGTCTTTGTTGATAGTCTCAAGAGAGATCTTGAGATCTCGGAACGGATTAGTCCCGCAGCAGGCGATGAAGTACTCATACCCGTCGTCGGTCTTGTAGGGGCGGATATGAGGGTCTGCGTTCAACGCGATACGCTTCAGCAACGACAGGTTCGTGGCGGTGAACTTGTCGTTCACAGTGTCGATAGTAGCGAGGGCTGTTGCGTGAGTAGCGTTGAAGTTAGCCGTAGACGCACCATAGAGAATGCGGTCAGAGTTGTCCGCGTTCCAAGTGTTACGCTGCGCGGCGGTAGCCAGATCATACTGGATACCGTTCACGCGAACTCCACTCGACGAAGTCGGTAGAGTCTCGGTAGGAAGGGCCATGAACGCGGCGATCAGCTCGTCGCGCTGAAGTTCCTTGCCCCAGTCACTCAGGAGTGGCTTCGCCACACCAAAGATATCTGCCGAGTCCTTGTGAGACTCAGCCTTGGTAGTGACAACCGCGTGACGTGCCCACTCCATGCGGACACGCATTCCGTAGTTGTCGATCTTCTCTTCGTTTCCCACCAATGTTCCGGTGGCCACCCCAGAACCCGTTAGCCGGGTAACAAGTGGAATATTCATGTCCTCGCCACCGGCCTTAAGCTCGTGCCGGAGTCGAATGACGGCCGTGAGGCCCTCACCCATGTATGGCGAGAACAGATTCTCGCGAACAAACTCTCGGTTGATCTCCTCGGTGAACCGAATGAGTTTGTTGTTGGTCTCGATAGTTGTCACAGCCATAGCGGCTGATCCTTCTTAACTCAATCCGTACAATACCGTTTCGGTACGGTACGGATCTATCGCTTGGTCGCAAACGCGAACAAGCTCTGATCGCTCAGGTCTCTGATCGGGGCTGCATTACTTGCCGCAGCCGTCGTCTTTGAAAGCGATGGTGGTAACCTAGTCGCAGAGGGTCTACTGGCAGCGTCTCCCCGGACCTTCTCGAGAAGCTTGGCCTGGAACTGCGGATCGGCCATTTTAGCCTCGAGTTGCTTCTCGAACCAGGCATTCGGATCGTTACCAACTAACGACAGTGTAGACTGGCGATTGTGCCACTGTACGACTGCATCATATCGGTTAGGCGACTGAACTACCCGTTCGTAGTCCGCGGGGTCAAGACTCTGAGTATCGCGAGCCTTGAGAAAAGCCTCCTCGGCCTCTTCCACCTTGTCAGCACCATGCGCGACCGACGCAACCATCTTGCCCATATACATCAAGTTTCGGCGAGTCTCCTCAGCATAGGGCTGAAGAGCCCGCAGGACAAGCTGTTGCGTAGCCGCATCTGGATTCTCGAAGAAATCCGGCTGTTTTTGAGTCTGCTGGATATGCGCCGCGACCTCGTTCAGGCGCGCTTCAAGCGCCCGCGCGCGGTCCTCGGCAAGTCTTCGAGCTTCCGACTCTTCCCGAAGTCGCCAGGGCGGAATTACCGGCTCTGATGGCTCGATCGGAGTCTCCGGTTTCGGCGGTTCGGGCGCAGAAGGCGCCTCTGCCACAGGTTCCGGCGTGGTCGGCTCTGATGCTGGCGGCGGTTCCGGTGCCGCGGTGGCCGATTTGAACACATCTGCACTCTTGAAGAGTTCAAGAGCACTCTTTTCTTCGTCTGCCATTCTACCCTCTTCTTCCGCTGTCTCGTCGCGGTTCACGTTCTGACGGGACTATCGCTCCCGACCGGCGCTGTGCCGTTTCGTGGTCACCTACGATATCTTCCGGGGCATCATCTCCTCCGGTAATCACCGGACTTGAGTTTGTCTATCCCGCCGCGCCGCTTCGGTGCCGCACTCGGCAGTTTTCCACCAGGGTCGGCCGCCGTAAACTCTCTGCCGACCTTCTTCGGGATACCAAGTGTGCTCTTGCCCGCGGCAGCGGCGTACATCGCACGTCTCTGAGCTTCTGATACAGGTGGCATGGGTGTCTCCTACGCGTGAATAGCGAATCCAAACACCTTCCAGCCGAGCAGAAAGAACAGCACGAACACCAGAAGGGTCATCCCACCTATATGCCGATCTCCTTCCCAGGGCCTACCCCACCCCCAGAAGATCAGTGACAGGATCATGAGCAGCCAAAAAATGAACCCTATAGACATTTTACACTCCCTTGCCGTTTGTTGGCTGCTGTCGCAGCTTTTGCTGATGTTGCTCCTCGCTCTGGCGAAGAGACATCTGATTCTTCATCTGATTAGCCTGCAAGTCCTGCTGTGACTTCACCTGATTGCTCTGCAACTTGGCAAATTCGCCACTTATCTTGATCTGAGACTGTTCGCGCTGGGCCTGGACCTTAGACGCGAGTTCCTGCTGCTTCAATCCGTGCTCCTCGCGCTTCATTTGCATTTCCATCTGCTTCTCTTGAAGCGCGCCAGGATCGCCCTGAGCAGTTTCTTGGGCCTTAGCCATATTAAGGGCGGTTTTGGACTTGGTCTCGTCGACTTTGGCACCCTCGCCAGCAAGAGCGATCTGTTTGGCCTGTTCTGCCATCGGGTCAGGCTTCGAAAGCAGAGCCAGAAGCTTCCGCTTGAGGCTCCCCTGCAGCGGAGCAAGCTCTAGCAGGATCTGTGGAGGTATATTGGCCCCTTGGGCCGTTAAGGCCACAAGTGTATCGTAGGCATCAGCCATCATGTTTATCTCGTCCGGCCCCTCGTCAAGGACGAAATTGACATCCAACTGACCAACCATGTTAATCATCCTCGGAAGGCCAGTTCTGTCGTCTATTCCAACCCCATTCACTTGAACAGTCTGCTCAATACCTTCAACATCAGTGACCCTAATCCACCGCTCAGCCTCCCAATATCGCTGTACAGCGCTCCAAATAGCCCTATAAATGCGCAGTTTCCAGTTCTTCACCCCTAGAACAAACGGTCCCAGCTCGGCGATACCCGCCTGCTGCAGCAGATTGATCGCCCGCCCAGATTTGTACTCAAGTCCTTGCCCAATCAGAGCCGGGCTCGGTCCAAAGTTCTCGATCTCGTTTTTCGCGTCCTCAAGAAACTTTAAATGGCCCTCGACATTCGCGACCCGAACCTGATCGTCGAACTCCATCTCGAAGCCCTTGTTATAGACTACCACTCCATCAGGTCGTACAGCCTCGCGTCGCGTCACCTCTATATCTGTAAATGCACCGTCCTCTGCTTTGATCCGGCGTGAGTTAAGTTCATGAAGACCTTTCGAGCGCCGCTGATTGATCTCATCCTGCGACGAACGCAGATTTCTGACGAAGCCGTAGCGATCTCCGCTGTGGTCTACAAAGCTCGAGAACATGATAAACTTACAAATCGGCTCGTTTCTCTCATTAAAGAAGTATCCCTTGCCTTCATCAAGCTTCATTGCTCCGGTGAACAGACACCAGCACCAGCCACCCTTATGCTTGTACCAAATCTCGACCACACGAACTCTCTTATGATCTGGATCTACGTCAAACCAGCGTTTCTCGCGATCTGGGTTGGAGGTCAAATCCGAGCCGCTTTGAATACTAGCCTCGATCTCGTCAGCCTTATCGGGGGCGAGTTCCTGTGCATCTTCAAGATCAAGCCACTTTCCCTGACCCATGAACCGAGCATCCGAGAAATCGTGCTCAAACGAGCGCGGATCATAGAAGAAACTGTCGGTCTGCACGTGAGCAAAGGATATATCCGTGTCGTCTCCACTATCACCCTTCACCAGGAGCATCTCGACCCCGCCTATTCCATCCACTGCTGCGTTCTCGATAGCGAACGGAAACTTCGAGTCATTAAGCTGACCGACAAGCACAGAGCGAACTACCGCTGTCGCAAGTTCGGCCGCGACCTCATCAGTGGTGCGTGGATTAGATGGATAGCCTTTCGGATCTTGCTTGAGCTTCTCCATCAAACCGATGATAGAGTCGATTTTGCGAGAGATTCGATTATAGGTCACCACTGGTTGCTTACGCTTGTTAAACGTCTCTACCTGAGCAATAGTCCACTGAGCACCGTGCCGATATTGACGAGAGTTTTGTTGTTCCTGTATTTCCTCCTGTTTCGATCCAATATAGTCTAGATACGCCCGTTGACACTTTGCAAGCGACCAATAGCCCGTGAACTTGCCGTCTGGATCACTGTCATCGTACTTGCCCTTCAGGGCTATACTCGCCATAAGCCCGGCCGCGGATCCAAGAAAGCCCCGTCTACTGATTTCGTAGGCCATCAACGTCGTCCTATTACAAATCTTTGTCTGCCGAGCTTAGAACCCCTAATACCATAGTCTGAGTCCAATCTTCTCCCGATCGGATAGTTGTAGGTAGGTATAATCGCAGGTATCTCGGTTATGCCTTGGGCTAATCCAATTCCATGAGCACTGCCAATCGTCTCAGCAATACCTAATATCAAACCAGCACCCTCGGCAATAGCTACTCCGACACCACTTGCAGATCCAACAACAGAAATTATGGCCTCTGATCTTGCTTCTGCTGTACCGATGCCAGCTGCGGTACCTACAGCTATTCCTGAAGCAGAGACCCCTGCTGCAGCACCGACTCCGGCCGCAGAGCCTACAGCGGCACGGATAGTTCGACTGACAGCACTCGCGGCGCCGACGCCTGAAGCGACGCCAGCTCTTGCTACAATCGTGACCCCAACTGCTGTGGCTACTCCGGTGCCGCCAGCCACACCACGTAGACCGATTTGTCCGAGCGCGACGCCAGTGCCAGCAGCGCTACCAGCCCGCGCAACGATGGCTTGGCCAACTGCAGCGGCGGCGCCAGTACCAGCCGCGGATCCAGCGGCCTCTGTTGCGCCCGTAATACCCTGGCCAACTGCAGCGGCGGCGCCAGTACCAGCCGCCGTACCAGTAGCTGCTGCAGTGGCCGCGCCGACAGCAACCGCTGTGCCGACGCCAGCTGCAGAGGCTGACGCTGACGCAGTTGCTGCACCGATAGCGGCAGCAGCACCGACACCGGCGGCGGAACCTACGGCCTCGGTCGCACCGGCAATGCTCTCGCCGACTGCCACTGCAGCGCCCGTGCCGGTGGCACTACCGACAGCCGCCCTGATGCCTGTTCCGACGGCGGCAGCAGCACCGACACCAGCAGCGCTACCAACCCGCGCGGTAATAGCGTTGCCGACTGCCGCTGCCGCGCCAGTACCAGAGGCACTACCGACGATGTGCTTGATAGCCGTGCCGACGGCTGCTGCGGTGCCCACGCCAGAGGCACTACCGACGCCGGTTGGATCGGCAACGCTGACGCCCTTGAGGGCAAACATCGCCGAGGCGTGGTCGGCGGAAGGCCCGGTCGGGCTACTCTCTACGCCCGTCTGGGCATCGATACGAAACTCGCCGCGCACACCCATATTGGTGGCAGCGCCGCCGCCGGTCGTCACGCTCTGGCTGATGGCAGTGAAGAGATTGCCGCCGATGTTCGACACGCCGATGGCGGTTGTCAAGCTACTCTCAGTCGCGACGGCCCGGAAGCGGAGCGCGTCTCCCGCTGTCGTTATCGTTATCGAGCCGAGATTCGTCCCACCGTCCGCCGAGATGCCGGCCGGTGTGCCGTCTACACTTACCGTCGCTGCGGCCGCCGTGCTGTATGCCGAGGTCGGCGGACTAAAGTTGCCGGTTTGCGCCGCCGTGCCCTTGAGAACACGAACTTCGT